TAACAAACGGTAAATACAACTTACTAAAGTGGGATAAGCAAGAAAAAAAATATTATTCCATTGCTATAAACTTATACGAGAAAGGAAAAATAGATGAGTAATATAGATTTTGAAAAAGACCAACAAGACGTTATGCAAAAAACAACTGATGTTCAATCTTTAGCCGATCAAGTTGAGAGATTAAATAACATGCAAAAAAAACTTGAGTTAGAGGAAGAAAATCTTAAAAAAACAAAAAAAGAATTAAAACATATTTCTGTAGAAATTATTCCAACGATGATGAGTGAAATGGGTTTATCTCATTTAAAACTTATGGATGGGTCTTCAGTAAATGTTAAACCGAATTATAGCGCCAGCATCACTATAGCAAATAGAGAAGCTGCGTTTAACTGGCTTCGTAACAACGGATTAGGTGACATTATTAAAAATGATATCACTGTATCTTTTGGAAAAAACGAGGATAACAAGGCGGCAGATTATGCTGCCCTTGCACTAGAGCGTGGGTTTCAACCAACACAAAAGCTGAAGGTTGAGCCCATGACTCTTAAAGCGCTCGTCCGTGAGCGTATTGAGGCGGGAATAGAAATGCCAACGGACCTTTTCAACATATATGTTGAAAATAAAACAACAATAAAAGGAAAACAATAAAATGACAAAAGAAGGAAACACGAGAGAAGTAGAGAAGAAAAAAGAAGGGGCATTAGCAATCAATATGTTTGAAGCTGATGCAGACAAAGGTGCTCAAAACATAACGCAGGAAGATCTTGCGTTACCTTTTTTAAAAGTTTTGATGCCGCTATCTCCTGAGGTTAATAAAAGAGATGGTAAATATGTTGAGGGGGCAGAACCTGGTATGATTTTTAACAGCGTCACTAAAGAACTTTTTGACGGTGCTAAAGGTATAAATATATTACCATGTCATTACCTTAAACAATATGTAGAATGGCAAGATCGTGGAACCAGTAGTGGTTCTCCAGTTGCAATCCATAAAGCAAATAGTGATATTGTGAGTACAACTACTCGTGATAAATCTTTTAAAGATAGATTGCCAAATGGAAATTATCTTGAAACAACAGCAAATCATTTTGTAGTTGTTTTGGGGGATTCACCACAAACAGCTTTAATTTCTATGAAGTCGACATCATTGTCGGTTAGTAGAAAATGGCTTACAACGATGATGGGTCTTAAGCTACAAGGTAAAAACGGTTTATTCACACCGCCAACATATAGCCACATTTATAACCTAAAGACAGTTCAAATGTCGAATGACAAAGGAACATGGTTTGGATGGACTTATTCTAAAGTTGGTCCTGTTGAAGATGCTTCAACTTATAAAATGGCTAAGGACTTTTCTGAAAGACTTGCCAAAGATGAAGTTCAAGTTAAACACGGATCCGAAGAATCAAAAACAGATTCACCTTATTAATTATCTAGCGTAAGCTAGATTCCTAGGATTGGGCGTGGAAGCGAGAGTGGAAACGCCCAAGAAAAAATTATGAGTATGAAATTAGTGGTTAATAATAAAATGAATATAGATAGATTTAAAGAAATATTTAAAGGACTAGAACGTGCTCATGGTTGTACTAAAGTAAGTGAACCTGTAGCCGATGGTGTCAAATTAAAAGGCCAATCATTTGTTGTAAGGCAGCCCGTAACAGATGATCTTTGGTTAAAGCATTTAAGTGGATCACAAAGTTTAGGAATTATTCCTATTAATGATGATAACCAATGTGTATGGGGATGTGTAGATATTGACTCATACGCAGGCTTTGATCACAAAAAATTAATAGAACAAATAAAACAATTAAAATTACCCTTAATAGTTTGTCGCTCTAAAAGTGGAGGAGCGCACGTCTTTCTCTTTACTTCAGAACCAGTTTCAGCAGAAAGAATGAGAGATAAACTTACAGAAATAAAAACAGCACTAGGTTACGGAGGATCAGAGGTCTTTCCCAAACAAATAAAATTAAAATCACACGATGATACAGGAAACTTTTTAAATTTACCTTATTTTAATGGCAATCAATCAACACGATATGCTTTTAAGGGTGATGGAGAAGCAGCAACTCTTGCAGAATTTTACGAGTTATATGATTATGTTAAGCAAAAAGATATTACAAAAGTTAAAATAGAAAGACATAAATCTGAGTACGATGATGCACCCCCATGTATAGAACTTATGGCATTAAATAAAATACCAGAAGGTGGTAGAAACAATTCGATGTTTCATTTTGGTGTGTACGCTAAAAAGAAATGGCCAGCTGAATGGAAAAGTAAAATGACTTTGTTCAATGCAACAGCATCAACAATTCCATTGAGTGAGTCCGAAGTAGAAATTATTAAAAAACAGCATGAAAAAAAAGATTGGGGATACAAATGTAATGATACTCCTATGTGTAATCTCTGTGATAAAAAGTTATGTAGAACTAGAAAGTTTGGAATAGGGGATGAAATTGTATTTCCCGCATTGACGGATTTACAAAAAATTAAATTAGAAAAACCATATTATTATCTTAATGTAGATGGAGAAAGATTACATTTAGAAAATGTTAAATTTTTAAAACAGCAAAGTTTATTTCAAGAAGCATGTATGGAACAGCTAGACTTTAAACCCCCAACCGTTAAACCTAAAGACTGGGACATGATTATCAATCCACTAATGAAAAACCACGAACCTGTGGAGCCACCAGAAGGAGTGACAACTGCGGATCAATTAAAAAATCATTTAGAAGAGTTTTGTTTAAACAGACACATAGGTTCAGATGCTAGTGATCTTAAAAGAGGAGGAGTATGGTCTAGCGGAGGATATCATCATTTTGTTTTTAGTATGTTTTATAGTAAATTTTTAATTAGACAGCGATGGGAAATAAATTATCAACGCACAGCACAAATGTTAAAGGATCATTGTAATTGTGATGATAAAAAAAGAGTAGGCAGGGAACGAATTTCAGTTTTCACAGTGAAAGAATTTGATAAGAAAAAAGAAAATTATGAACAAAAAGAATTAAAACCCAAGGATGTATTTTAATGAAAACAATAGTCTTAGGACCACCAGGAACTGGAAAAACAACGACTTTATTAAATAAAGTAGATGATTACTTAAAAAAAACAGATCCCACTAAAATTGGTTATTTTGCTTTTACACAAAAAGCTGCATACGAAGCAAGAGATAGAGCTATGAAAAAATTTAATTTAAGTGAAAAAGATCTTCCTTATTTTAGAACAATACATTCACTAGCCTTTAGAAAATTAGGACTTAAAAAAGATCAGGTTATGCAATCAAGTCACTACAAAGATCTTGGAAAGAAAATTGGATTTCCAGTCTCCTATGCATCGCATCAAGAAGATCATGGTATATTTACTTCTGATAGTGAGTATCTACAAATAATTCAATTAGCTCAACTTAGAAATATTACACCCGAACAACAATATAATCGTAGGGAACACACTCAGGATTTAGAATTTGATAAATTAAATATTATTTATGAGGAATTAAAAAGATACAAAAAAGAATATAACTTAATTGATTACAATGACATGATTTTAAATTTTATTAAATCTGATTTATCTCCTAAATTTGATGTGGTTTTTATTGATGAAGCTCAGGATTTATCTCCCATGCAATGGGATATGGCAAAATCTATCTGGAAAAAAACTGAAGACTCTTTTATAGCAGGCGATGATGATCAGGCTATCTTTAAATGGGCTGGAGCTGATGTAAATTCTTTTATAGCTTTACAGGATCAGATGATTAATCTTCCCTTAACACAATCACATCGAGTCCCTATTAAAGTTCATCAAATAGCAATGGGAATTATAAATAGAATTAAACATCGAATTAACAAAACATGGGAACCAAAAACTAACGAGGGTAGTTTGCACAGACACTTTGAAGTTGATTCAGTAGATATGTCTTCGGGTGAATGGTTAATTTTAGCTCGAACCAAACATATGCTTCAAGATGTAGAAGATACTTTATATCGAAAAGGATTATATTATAAAACTAAAAATAAACGAAATTACGAAAAAGATATTCAAGATTCAGCTATTAACTGGGAGCACCTAAGAAAAGGACAACCTTTAACTTATAATCAAGTAGAAAAAATTTATGGATATATGTCACCTAACCATACGGATAAATCTTCGCTATACGGAATGACCAAAGGCGCTTTTTACAACATGGACCAATTGACTAAAGATTTTGGTTTAAACACTAAAAAAGTTTGGTACGAAGCTTTTGATGATGCAGGATCAAGACGTATAGAATATTTAAGAAAAATGCGAGCGAATGGTGAACAATTAAATAAAGAACCAAGAATAGAACTTTCAACAATTCACGCAGCTAAAGGTGGCGAGTCACAGAACGTGGTTCTTCTTACTGATCTTACTAAAACAACACTTGATGGTTATGAAAAAAATCCAGACGATGAGAGTCGTTTGTTTTATGTAGGAGCAACACGAACTAAAGAAAATTTACACATTATAGAACCCAAACAATATAACAAAGGATTTAATATATGAGCGCATATGATGGAAGCTAAAATGGATTTAATAACAGTAACACTATTCACGGCGTTGTGGGTATATTTACATTTAGGAGTATAAATGAAAGGAGAAAAAATGAGCGCATATGATAAACAAATTGGTGGATCCCACTACAAGAAGATGAAAATTCAACCGAGCAAATTTGTAATTGAGAACGAATTGCTTTTTCCGGAAGGATCAGTTATAAAATATATCTGTAGACATCGTTTTAAAAATGGAAAGGAAGATTTAGAAAAAGCTGTTCACTTTATTGAAATGATTATAGAAAGAGATTACCCATTAATACCCATGACAGAAGAAGAGGAATATCGCAACGCTGGTATTACTAAAGAAGAAGCAGAAAGAACTTACCCTCCACAAAACTCGTGGGGAATGATTAAACCACCCGAAACATCTCATGCAGAATGGATTAAGGGTTATAAAAAATGGAAGAAAGGATGTCCTCATAATTGATGAAGGCAATTTTCTTAAACCCCAATAATGATGAAAGGCAAATGAATGGGATTAAAACAACCTGGTCGAATTGGAACTATTCACGAACACATCGCCATTAACGAATTTTTAAAAAAAGGTTTTTTAGTATTTAAAAATGTGATGCAATCAGGACCCGCAGACATTGTTGTTGTTTCTCCCGATGGAGAAATTGAATTATTAGATATTAAAAAAAGATCTGTAAGAAAAAGAGATGGCTTTCCCGTTCATCGGTCTTTAACTATTACTCAAAAAAAATTAAACATTAAATTATATTATGTTGATGATCAAAATGGAGGACATTATCACCCACCGAGAGGAGTTAAATAATGCAATTACCACTTTTTAAACCACAAACCGAATGGTTACCACCCGAAACATTTCCAGACCTATCTAAATATGATGAAATTTCAATAGACTTAGAAACTAAAGATCCCGATTTAATTAAAATGGGATCAGGTTCAATTGTAGGTAGAGGAGACGTAACGGGTATAGCAGTAGCTGTTAGTGGATGGTGTGGTTATTATCCTATTGCTCACGAAGGTGGCGGCAACATGGATCGAAAAAAAGTTTTGAACTGGTTTCAAGATGTACTCAGTACACCAGCTATAAAAATATTTCATAACGCCATGTACGACGTTTGTTGGATTAGGGCCCTAGGTTTAAGTATTAACGGTAAAATAGTCGACACTATGATTGCATCGGCTTTGGTTGATGAAAATCAAATGCGTTATGACTTAAACAACTGTAGTCGAAGGTACACTGGAAAAGGAAAAAATGAAACAGAATTATATGAAGCTGCGAAAAGTTGGGGAGTTGACCCTAAGGCAGAAATGTATAAACTACCTGCTCTTTATGTTGGCGCTTATGCAGAAAAAGATGCAGAGATAACATTAGAACTTTGGCAAGAACTTAAAAAAGAAATAAATCACCAAGATATTAATGCCATCATGGATATGGAAACTGAATTGTTTCCGTGTTTAATTGATATGAAATTTAAAGGCGTGCGTGTTGATGTACAAGCAGCTCATCAATTAAAAAAAGAATTAGTTACGCAAGAAGAAAAAGCATTACAAGTAGTAAAAAAAGAAACAGGAATAGATACTCAAATATGGGCGGCAAGATCCATTGCACAAGTGTTTGATAAGTTACATTTAGAATATGATAGAACTGAGAAAACAGCAGCTCCTTCTTTTACTAAAAATTTTTTATTAAATCACCCACACCCGGTGGTAAAACAGATTGCGAAGGCTCGTGAGATTAATAAAGCTCACACTACTTTTATTGATACTATAATTAAACATTCAC